TTGCATTACCTTATACACCATATGAGAATAGATACTTTGACAAAGCACAGACATGGAACTATAAGAAACAAAACATTGCAGTCGGTGAACTTGTATCTTTAACATGGGGTCATTATGATCGTGACACTAAGGAACACTTTAAGAAAGATACTATCTGGGAAATCATTGCAGTTAATGGTGGTTACACTGTAGATCTTATGTCAGACAGTGAGGACATCAATGATGATACACCTAAATTTATTTATAACATTAGGTTCAGTGACTTTGAGTTGTTCGAAGATGAGCCTGATCCTGTAGGTTTACCTACTACATATCCTAATGGAGGCTGGAGCTATCATGAGTAACTTTACTATTGGTGATAAAATAGTTGTGACTGACAATTTTGTATTTGATGAAGTTAAGTTTAAAGTAGGACAAACAGGTACTATTGTAGATATAAATATAGATGAAGACAGATATGAAAGAGGTACTCTGTCTATTCAATGGGACTTTGCAAATGGTAACTTTCATTCTTGTAATGGTGTTTGTCCTGTTGGTACTGGGTATAATGTAACAGTTAACAGAGCTAAGATTATGTTACAACAACCTACTACTGGTAACCCTTTACCAGAAGATCCACGCTTGCGTGGCATTGCACTAAAGATACTACAGATGGAGACTAGGTTCAAACGTAAACAAGAAGCTAAACACTTAAAAGGAATAGCCGATTTAGTACAGGAGTTAAGACATGACTTTTAAAATTGGTGATAGAGTTGCTGCTAAAAAAGAAAAAGGATATAGGTTTGGAATAGGTACTATTGTATCTATTGGAGGCATTGGAAATTTAGATACTTCTGATACTTGGTATTATATTAACTGGGATGAGCATAAAACTGGTACATATGCCCTAGCTATAAACCATACTAGATATCCAAACATCTATGGACTATACGAACGTGCACTAGATTTAGTAGAATCAGCTAGTATAGTAACAGATCCTAGACTGCCTGCTGATCCTAGGCTACGTGGTATTGCTATAAAGATTAGAGACATAGAAGAACGCTTTAAAAATAGGCACGAATCTGACGTTTATAATAATAAAGAACGAGTACTGTCTGACTTTCAAAGGAGTAAAGTATGTACAGGTTAAAGGTCTTCCCCTATAAAATAGGGTCGCAGTCTGCTAAGGCATTAGCCAATGCACTGCATGTTAAACGAGTACGAGATACATATGAACCACGGAGAAATGATGTTATTATTAATTGGGGTAGGTCTAGCCCTGTCCGTTATGTTCGGACTGATTTAGATCTTAACAAGCATGAGGCAATAGCACTTGCTAGTAATAAGTTACGAACCTTTGAAACCCTTGCTGCTGCTGGGTTTGAGGCTATGCCTATCTGGTGCTCAGGTATTATGCAAGCATGTAATTGGATTGAGGATGGTCACAAAGTTTATTGTCGTACAAACTTGACAGGTCATTCAGGATCTGGTATAGTAATAGCATCTAGTGTAGATCAACTAGTTGGGGCACGACTGTATACGCAAGCTACTAAACACAAGTACGAATTCCGTGTGCATGTGTTCAAGGACAAGGTTATAGATGTGCAACAAAAACGTCGTAGGCTTGACTACAATGGGCCTGACACAGGTATCCGTAATCATAGTAATGGATACATATATGCTAGGTCTACTGTTGATTATCCTGATGAACTACTATCATCATCTATTAAAGCTGTCCAACTTTTAGGATTAGATTTTGGTGCTGTTGATATTGGCTATCGTGAACGGGATAACAAAGTATTTGTGTTCGAAATCAATACTGCTCCAGGTCTTACTGGAACTACATTGGATAAGTATG